CAGCTTGATCTTCCTTCGCCCACCCGTGCTCAATATGCAATCGCAGACTATCTTCAACATGGACCTAAGCGTCTTCAAATACAGGCTTTCCGTGGTGTGGGAAAGAGCTGGATTACTGGAGCCTTTGTTCTGTGGACACTTTTCAATGACCCTGAAAAAAAGATCATGATTATCTCAGCTTCTAAAGAAAGAGCTGACAACATGTCTATCTTTTTACAGAAGCTGATTATCGAAACACCTTGGTTGTCTCATTTGAGACCCAAATCAGACGACTCACGCTGGTCACGTATATCGTTTGACGTTAATTGTTCTCCTCACCAAGCTCCAAGTGTTAAATCAGTCGGTATTACTGGTCAGCTTACTGGTTCTCGTGCTGATCTAATGATTCTGGATGACGTGGAGGTTCCTGGTAACTCCATGACAGAACTTATGAGGGAGAAGTTACTACAATTATGTACTGAAGCTGAGTCAATCCTTACACCAAAGGATGATTCACGAATTATGTTCCTTGGTACTCCACAGACAACCTTTACTGTCTATCGTAAGCTCGCTGAACGGGCCTACAAGCCCTTTGTTTGGCCTGCTAGGTATCCTAGGAAGGTAAGCCAGTACGAAGGCCTGTTAGCGCCGCAGCTAGTGGCCGATATAGACAAAGGTGCTGAACCTTGGGACGTAACAGATCCCATGCGCTTCGCAGATGATGACCTCCTGGAACGTGAAGCAGCCATGGGTCGGAGCAACTTCCTGCTCCAGTTCATGCTCGATACAAGCCTATCCGATGCAGAAAAATTCCCACTTAAAATGGCTGACCTGGTTGTCACCTCTGTTAATCCTAACGACGCTCCTGATTCCATTATCTGGTGCTCAGACCCCTCAAACGTCATTAAAGAACTACCAACTGTCGGACTACCTGGAGATTATTTCTACAGTCCAATGTGCATACAAGGAGAATGGGGTCCTTACACAGAGAGCATCTGCAGCATTGACCCGTCGGGTCGTGGCACAGATGAGACAGCAGCAGCTTTTATCAGTCAACGAAACGGTTTCTTGTACTTGCACAAAATGTGTGCTTACAGAGACGGATACTCAGACAAAACGCTACTGGACATATTGAGACACTGTAAACAATTTAAGGTAACGAAACTTGTCATCGAAACTAATTTTGGTGATGGTATTGTTGCAGAACTGTTTAAAAAACATCTTCAGCAAACTAAACAATCGATTGATGTCGAAGAAGTTAGAGCCAACGTTCGCAAAGAAGACCGCATTATTGATGCTCTTGAGCCTGTTCTTAATCAACACCGCCTCATCGTTGACCGTAAAGTTATTGATTGGGATTATAACTCCAACAAAGACGATCCCCCTGAACGACGTCTCCTTTACATGCTCTTCTACCAAATGAGTCGCATGTGTCGTGAAAAGGGTGCCGTGAAACACGATGACCGGATTGACGCTCTTGCTCAAGGTGTTAAATACTTCACTGACTCCATGTCTATCTCTGCTCAAGAGGTTGTCAACTTAAGGAAACGTGAAGAATGGAACGACATGATTCAAGGCTTCATTGAAGACCCACAAGCTGCTACAAACCACATCGTCCTTGGCATGGATAAAGACCAAAGACAACAAGCTAGAGGCTACCCCGGAAACGGTGTCCCTAACTGGGTAACGCCTCGTTAACACTCGGCTAGTCTTGCCTGTCTCACATAAGACACAAAATAACCCCTTATGTATAAGGGGGAAGGGAAAGGAAGGGTGGACCTGACCCAACCCCCCCACCGGGACTCGATCGTCAACCGCACCTCCGGTGCTAGGTAGACAATCCAGTCCCTTTACTTATACAGGATATGTCCCCGGGAATGGACATTCTGTGAATCTTGTAAGTACCGTGGTTAAATAACATGTTATATGTGTTCTTTAGTGAAGATAGGATAGGATTATCCGTATCATCATTGAAGGATGATCATGATAATAAGATCCTTACAGTATGGGTAATGTTATGAACTTTAAATTAGATGATGTACGTGTCATGAAGTGTAAAGAATGTCATGTAGAAGTTCCTGTCAATGTGAACTATCCGATTACTGAGGTTACGTGTCAGTCATGTTGGACAAAGAAGAAGTCCGATAAAAAATGACAAAAATTTCTGAAGCCTATACACGTATGTAGCTGGGCCGACTTACCCCGATGGGGGTCCTGGCCGGCCAAAATGCGTCCAATTTGCTGGACGAATGTTCGTTTTTCTAGTGGTAGCAAGGGGTTTGGGACCTTGCGTAACTGTGTCAAATGCAGGTACGCAGGGGTAAATGGTATCCATTGCTACAGATGCAAGCTATACATAGATAGATCGCGCGGGTTACCTCTTCCCTCTCAATCTCTCTCGATCTGTCGCGACACCATAAGCTGAACTTATACCGACTGATAAGCAAGACTTATTGCCCTGGGGCTTGACACTGACCAGGGCCAGGGGCAATGATGGCGTCAGCAATCAACCTTTGCTCATGACCACCACCGACCACCGCGCAGCTATCGCGCTCTGTGAGTCCCTGGATCAACTCCAGGAGTATGTGCAGAGCCAACCCAAAGCCCTCGACGTTGTTTTCGACGTCTGCGAACACTGGGTTTACGAAGCTCTTGTGATCCGCATGGAAGGAGAGTGCTGAGATGGCTAAGCGTTACTCCCTCAGCTTCACTCGTGACCAGCTCCTAGCCCTTGCTGATGCCTTGGAGGGTCACCACACCCACAACCTGACGCCGGATGAGCTGACAGCCCACGACAACGTCACACGCCGCGTGTTTGATGCTGTCGCCCGCTCAACCGGAGACATCAACCCACTCGTTCTTTCCTGACCATGACCTACGAAGAATCATTCCTCTCCACCTGTGACGCCGAAGGCCTGGCACCTGCCTGGGCCATTAAGAAGATCTTCCAGGAGCACAGCAACGACTACACCGAGTCAATCTCTGAGTACACAGCTCACTGCCGTGCCACCTCAAAGACCTGGGAAGACGGCAAAACCATCCTCGACTGGCTGGGCTACTGATGAAGTTCTACTCTGTTTATCTTTCCCTTCTCTTCGTTGTCACACTGGGCTTAGGTGCCTGGGTCAATGACTTTACAGCGCAGCAGTGTGTCGCTAGAACAGGCCAAAGCTACCAGGAGTGTAACCGATGAACACCGCGACATACACGCTCCCGACTCACTGGGCGTCAGCACTGATTAACGGTGATTGGTCAGGCCTGGATGAGCACGACGAAGAGGCTTTAACCCGTGTGATGTACGGCGAAGCACTGCCGGACCCTTTAGACGTCCTTGATGATTCAACCTTTCGCAAGTATCACGACGCCCAACCTTACGGTGTCTTGGCTTGCGACTGTTCAACCTTTGTTTTCCCTGACGATCAATGACCAACACCACCACCCAACAGATCAACTGGTTTCTGACTGCCGGAACACTCCGCGCAGCCTTCACACGCGACAAGCGCGACGACGGGTCAACGTTCTGGTGTCTCACCGAACAGGCCCGCCAATCCGTTGACGACCTGACGGAATGGCTCCGTGACCTTCACGACGGCGAGCTGCCGAATGACTGGCGATACGAGACCATTGTTGACATATGCGACACCTTGATGGATGAAGACGACCTAAGCAACGCTGATCCGGGTGAATTATCGATAGGCATTGCTAACAACTTAACCGACATATATAATCATAGTTTGTTTCAGTGGTACGCTGATATTCCTAGCCGTGTTGATTACATCGAAGAGGCAGTATCTGAGGGATTGATTGACAGTAACGCTGACACAATCGCTCGCCTAATTGTTGGTCAGTCTCAATGCATTGAAGGCATGGCGTACCGTATCATCGAACGATTGGGGCAGGGAAAATGACAACAACTGAACACAAAGTTGCAGTTAAGTTTGAAGTCTACCACGACGAAATGAATGACATTGTGAAACTATTTAACCACGCGCTAAATAGTGATGACGTGACCAAACATTTCAGCAATGAAGAACTGGGCACGATTATTTCATTCGTTGATGACTTCAAAACCCTTGCATTAAACCACGCTAACTAACACAAACCCCGGCAAATCGTCGGGGTTCTTTCCAAGAATTCACAATCATCTCACGGTGC